AATACCTACCAGGATTAGGATTCTATGGGTTTGGTTTAATACATATGGTAGGCGGATTAGCTAAATCAGCTACATCTATATTGAGACAACTAGTAGATGCAGGTACTTTAAGCAATCTGCCTGGTGGTTTGAAAGCTAGAGGTTTGCGTATTAAAGGAGATGATACTCCTATAATGCCTGGTGAGTTTAGAGATGTTGATGTTCCTGGTGGAGCTATTAGAGATAACATTACATTCTTACCATACAAAGAACCTTCAGGAACTCTGTATCAGTTATTACAAAACATAGTAGAAGAAGGTAGGCGTTTTGCTAGCATATCTGATATGAAAATATCTGACATGAATAATCAAGCACCTGTAGGAACTACCTTAGCTTTAATGGAAAGAAACCAAAAAGTTATGAGTGCTGTTCAAGCTAGACTTCATGCAGCAATGAAAAAAGAATTTGATATATTAGTTGGCATTGTAAGAGACTTTACAGACCCTGCTTACCCATACGAAACAGATGAAGAAGAATTTATAAAAGCAGAAGACTTTGATAACAGAGTAGATGTATTACCTGTATCAGACCCTAATGCAGCTACAATGGCTCAAAGAATTATGCAGTATCAGGCTGCTATGCAATTGGCACAGACATCTCCTGATATGTATAACTTACCTGAACTACACAGACAAATGCTTGAAGTATTAGGCATTAACGATGTAGATGATATTATTCCAGATGGTAATGATATTAAACCAGTAGACCCAGTTACTGCAGTACAAAACTTAATTAACGGAAAACCAGTTAAAGCCTTTATTCAACAAGACCATGAAGCACACATATCTGTAGTAGCTTCAGCTCAACAAAACCCAGAGATTATGAGTACAGTTGAGAAAAGTCCTAATGCACAAGGTATTCTTGCAGCAGCATCAGCATATGTAAATGAACACTTAACTATGAAATATAGAAAAGAAGTTGAAACTGAAATGGGTGTTGAGTTACCACCAGAAGGTGAACCTCTACCAGCAGATGTTGAAAAACGAATTTCTAGTCTTGTAGCAGAAGCAGCTAAACGAGTGCTTGGTACATCTCAACAAAGAGCAGAACAAGAAAGAATAGAACAACAACAGCAAGACCCACTAATAATAGCTAAAGAAAGAGAAGTAGCTATTAAAGAACAAGAAGCAATGCGTAGAGCACAAGAAGGTCAAGCTAGATTACAGTTAGACGCATCTAAAGCAACTAATAGAGATGCTATAGAAAGAGAAAGAATTAAAGCTCAAACAGAAATAGCTGGTGCTCAAATAGGGCAGAAAACAGCTAGCGACTTGTTAAAAGCTAATCAGCTATCAGATAAAGCAGCTAGAGAAGATTTTGTTAAAGGTATTGACATAGCAAAAGATATGCTTGAAGATAGTAAACAGAATGGAAAATGATATCACACAGCTATCACTATCAGAACATCTGAAGTTAAAGTTGCGTGGTATGATGAACGAACATGCCGACCATATGAGTACAGGAGCTTGTAAAGACTTCTCCGAGTATCAAAAGATGGCTGGTATCGTAGAGGGTTTAGCCCTTGCAGAACGAGAACTTTTGGATTATGTCCAAAGGAACTTGGAGAGATAGGAACTCGACTCCTAAAGTCGTGCAAAAAATATGAGTGATAAAGAAAAAAAAATACCTAAAGCCGAAAGTGTTAAAACACCTGAGTTAAGCAAAGAAGCAAAAAGTCAACTGCCTGTCCCTAAAGGGTGGAAAATTTTAATTGCTATGCCTAAAGCTGATGAGAAATCAAAAGGTGGAATAATTAAAGCAACCTCTACTATACAAGACGAAGAAGTCAGCAATATTTGTGGCTATGTCTTAAAATTAGGACCAGAGTGCTATAACGACACTAAAAGGTTTCCAAGTGGACCTTGGTGTAAAGAAGGTGACTGGGTTGTTTTCAGAGCTTATTCAGGCACTCGCATGAAAATGTATGGGCAAGAGTTTCGTTTAATTAACGATGATACTGTGGAAGCAGTAGTAGATGACCCTACAGGAGTAGTTAGAGCATGAGTAATACAGAAATAATTAACGAAGAACCTAATATACAAGAAACTATACCTCAAACGCAGGAAGATAAGTTTTTTGGTAAAACTACAGAAATAAACAATCAAATACCTGAAGGCTTAGAAGTCGAAGTAATTGATGATGTTGAAGTAGTAAATGATACGCCAGTAGAAGACCGCAGAGCAAAGAAAGCGGAAGATACTTCTCCTGAAGTAGATGATGAGGTAGTTGATAAAGAGATTGCTGACTACAGTAAAAGAGCTGCAGACAGAATAGCAAAAATCAAATATGAGTATCATGAAGAACGCAGAGCTAAAGAAGCTGCTGCTAGAGAATCAAAAGAAGCAATAACACGCTTACAAAACTTAATGTCTGAAAATCAAAAGCTACAAGCTATGGTTGACCAAGGCGGAGAAGTTTTAAATAAACAAGCATATAACAATGCTTTATGGGCAAAACAAAATGCTCAAGAATCTTTTAAGAAAGCATACGAAGAAGGCAATGCTGATGACATGACAAAGGCACAAGAGTTACTGTCAAAAGCTACTCTTGCAGAACAACAAGCTTCTTCAATGGCTGCACAAGTTCAGAATCAAATTGCAAGCACAATGCCAGTACAAGCACCTGTTCAACAACAGCAACAACAGCTTGACCCTGAGATGCAACAATGGTCACAAAAAAATCCATGGTTTATGGGTAGTGAACCAGTACATAAAGAAATGACATCTTTTGCAATGTATGTAGACCAATCTTTGCAAGCTAAGGGAATAGACCCTGCTGCTAAGACTACACAATATTATAAAGAAGTTGATGTCGCTATGAGACAACAATTTCCAACTTTTTTCGGTGTAACTAATTCAAATGAAACAGAAATGCTTCAAGAGAATAATTCACCAAAACGACAGCCTTCAACAGTTGTCGCATCCGCAACGAGGGATAGCGGAAACAAAAAACCCACGCAAATCCGTCTGACTCAGACTCAAGTTAAGCTAGCTCGCCAACTTGGTATTAGTCCTGAGCAGTATGCAAATCAATTATTAAGGGAGGCTTAATATGTCAGAAGAAAAAAATACTACTAATAAAGTGGAGGCAGTTTCTGCTGATACTCCTGAAAACCAAGAGCGTACTCCTAGAGAGACCGAAAGCCGAGAGGCTACTCAGCATCCACAGAGCTGGGAAAACTCTGCTAATTTACCGACACCAGACCCACAGACAGGCTGGGTATTTAGGTATATCAGAACATCCTTAGTTGGAAACTCTGATAACCCTAATGTATCTAGAAGGTTTCGTGAGGGGTGGCAACCTTGCAGATTGGAAGACCATCCAGAATTACAAATTCATATGATGGACCATGGCTCAGAATGGGCTACAAAAGGTAATGTCGAAATTGGTGGACAATTATTATGCAAAATGCCTGCAGATAGAGCCGCAGCGAGAGACAAGCACTTCAATGAACTTGCTCAATCACAAGTGGATTCTGTAGACAATGTGTATTTTAAAGACCAGGATAATCGAATGGCGACCAAACAAGTGTTTGAACGCAAGTCGAAGACCTCTTTTGGTAGAGATTCATAAAGAATTTCTAATAATTAATTTAAAATAAGGAGACAATTATGTCCACAAGTGCAACTCCATTCGGAGCAAAGCCTGTCGGTACTGTCGTTGGAAGCCCTTATCAAGGAAAAGTTACTCATTACAAAATTAAAAATGCGTATGGAACATCCATATTCTATGGCGATTTAGTAAAATGGGGTGATGACAATCCAAATACCACTATCCAAAAAGATACTGGTACTACAGCTTGTACACCTATTGGTGTTTTTCTTGGTTGTGCTTATACCGACCCTACTACAGGTCAATTCACACCAAATCAATATTTCCCAGCTTCAGTAGCTGCGGATGATATTGTTGCGTATGTTGCTACAGACCCATTCGTACTAATGCAAATGCAATCAGACGAAGCTTTAACCCAGGATGACCTAGGTAAAAATTTCGCTATTGTTCAAACTGCAGGAAGTACAGCAATCGGTACTAGTAAAAACGCAGTTGATGGGAGTACAGCAGCTACTACCGCCACACTACCACTAAAACTCGTTGACTTTGTTGACGGACCTGATAGTGCTATTGGCGATACGTATACTGATGTACTAGTTATGTTTAATGTCGGACATCAGTTGCTTAATACAACTGGTATAGGTTAAGGAGTAATATTATGGCAGCTATTTCAAGAGCTAATGAGTTAAAACAACTCCTACCAGGACTAAATGCGTTATTCGGTGAAGAATACGGGACATACGAAAATGAGCATGAAGAAATTTATGTAACTGAAAATTCCGAGAGAAGTTTCGAGGAAGAATTAAAGTTATCAGGTTTCGGAGCAGCTCCAGTAAAAGATGAAGGTTCAGCTATCACTTATGATAATGCACAAGAGTCTTTCGTAGCTCGTTACACACACGAAACTATTGCAATGGGATATTCAATTACAGAAGAAGCGATGGAGGATAACCTCTATGTATCTCTTTCTGGAAGATATACCAAAGCACTAGCTAGAGCGATGGCGTACACTAAGCAAGTTAAAGCGTGTAATCCGCTTAACAATGGGTTTAGTACAGCGTTTACATCAGGCGATGGGGTTGCTTTATTTAGCACCTCTCACCCACTTGTAAATGGTGGAACTAACAGCAACAGACCTTCAGTCGGTGCAGATTTAAATGAAACATCTCTAGAAGATGCAATCATTCAAATCGGCAAATATACTGACGAAAGAGGTTTGAAAATTGCTGCTAGACCTAAAAAGTTAATAGTACCTTCAGACTTACAGTTTGTTGCTACTAGACTTTTGCAAAGTGACTACAGAGTAGGTACGGCTGATAACGATATCAATGCAGTCAAAACAAATGGAGTGATTCCAGAAGGCTATTCAGTTAATCATTATTTAACTGATACTAATGCTTTCTTCATCACAACAGATGTTCCAGACGGCATGAAGCACTTCGTTAGAAGTCCAATGACTACATCTATGGATGGAGACTTTGATACTGGTAATGTTAGATACAAAGCTAGGGAAAGATATTCTTTTGGAGTATCAGACCCACTAGGTATTTACGGCTCACCAGGTAGTTCGTAAGAACTTTAAAGGGGGAACTTATGTTCCCCCTTTTTTTTATGTTATATTATAAATCTAGGTATTTTTATTAATCAATTTATCAACTGCCCTAGCAGACTTTGCCAAGATGATAAATTATTTCTTTTAGGAGAAAACAATGGCTAACACAACATTCAATGGACCAGTAAGGTCTGAAAACGGCTTTAAAATCATATCAACTAATAGCACAACAGGTGCAATTACAGATGTAGCAACTATTGCATCTACAGGTGTTGTTACAGATAAATTTGTAAAACATGTAGGTTTTGCAACTGGTGTAACAGTAAACACTACAGCAGGAGATTCTCCAGCTATAGGTGAATTTACTCAACCAGCAAACACAATCATTACGGATATAAAAATATTTTGTGATACTTCTCCAGTTATTGGAACAGGTGATATTGGCTATGAAGTAGGTACATCTTCTTCTGGTGCACAAATTGTTGCAGCAGTAACTGATGAAATACTTGATGGTGGTACAACTGTTGTTGCACACAACGTAACTGTAACTAGCTTAGTTCTACAAACTCAAAGCGGTACTACAGCTCCAGCTTCTGTTCAATATACAGATACAGAAAGAACTATTTTCTGTAACATTACTAATACAGTAGATGCTACAACTGCAGGTTCTTTTACGTTTATTATTGAATACACTCAAATAGCGTAAGGAGTAAATTATGTCAGGATATTCAGATGTAAAGGCAGTTACTATAACTGCCGATACAGTAGCTTTAGACGCAGATGGAATATCAGTAGCAGCATCAGTTGGAAATAATGCAGCACTTACTATAGGTGGTGCATTAGCTTCAGATGGTGCAGTTTCACTTAGTCATGGAAGAATTGTAACAATTCTTTCTGCTGGTAATGATTCATCTAAATCTTTTACTGTAGTTGGCACAGATGTTAATGGTGATTCTCAAACAGAATCAATAACAGGTGCAAACGCTGGTACTGCTACTGGAACTAAATACTTTAAAACAATAGCTTCTATTACTGCAGTTGGTAATCCAGCAGGTAATGTTTCAGCAGGAGTTAATGCTTCAGCAGCAGATGTTATATTTTCAGGAAGAAGCAGACTTAAAGGTATATTTTTAACAAGCACAGCAACAGCAGGAACTACAAATTTTCATAATAGCTCCCCTACAGGGACTAATATTATGGGATTAAGTTCCGTAGCATCTGCTACTGCAACAAGAGATGTAGTAATACCAGACGAAGGCATAGTGTTTTCTGAAGGTATCTATATTCAATATACTGTATCTACATTTTTAACGATGACAGTATTTCACGCATAGGAGACATTATGGCTAAACAATTTGTAATCTCAGAAACTGGAGAATTTCCAGCACAATATAAAGTTCTTAAATTAGGTGAAGATGGTATATATAGACCTGTATTTGGTCCAGACCCTGATTTAGAAGATGCAGAAAGAAAATGTGCTGAAATGAATGGTGATAGAGCAAGAAATGACAAGGGTCAACTTGTTGCAGATGACCTATCTACACCAGATATTAATGAAGCTTATGTTGGTGGTAAAAAACCAGTTAAGAAAAAAACAACAACAAAGAAAAAAGTTACTGTTAAGAAAAAAACTGTAGCTAAAAAATAAAGGTAAACTTATGAAAAAATCTAAATATATGAAAGGTGGCGGTAAGTCATCTAAATACATGGCTGCTGGCGGTATGAAAACTGAAGTTGGTAAAGAAGCTAAAACTCAATCTTACAATGAATATGTAAAAACAATGTTTGGTGGTGGAATGACTAATGAACCAGCTATGAAAAAGAAAAGGTCTAAAGGCATGGCTAGAGGTGGCAAGAGCTAATTAAGTGTTCTAATGACTAGAAGAAAACGAGAAAACCCTATAGCTAAAACAACTAAAGGCAAGGGTGCTAATTATCGTTCTACTAAGTCTGGTGCTGGTATGACCAAAAAAGGAGTTGCTGCATATCGCAAAGCAAATCCAGGTTCTAAATTAAAAACAGCAGTTACAGGTAAAGTAAAAAAAGGTAGCAAAGCTGCGAAACGCAGAAAGTCTTACTGTGCAAGGTCTGCAGGACAATTAAAAAATAGTTCAGCCGAAACCAGAAACGACCCTAATTCAAGAATTAGACAAGCTCGTAGAAGGTGGAAGTGTTAATAAAATTAAGGAATAAATAATGGCTACAAGTGGAACACATACATTTAATTTGGACATAAGTGATGTTATGGAAGAAGCATATGACCTATGTGGTTTAGAATTACGCTCAGGCTATAGTTTTCGAGGTGCAAAAAGAGCACTCAACTTAGTTTTTTTAGAATGGCAAAATAAAGGATTAAATCTTTGGACTGTAGAACAAGGTACTGTTTCTGTTACAGCAGGCACTAGTAGTTACACTATAGATGCATCAGCATTAGATGTTGTTGATGCTTTTATAAGAACAGATGCTGGAGATATAACTAAACAGTTTGACCAACAATTAAATAGAATATCTAGAACAGAATACAATCATCAAGCTGCTAAATTATTACAATCAAAACCTACACAATTTTTTGTAGATAAAGATAGCGGTAGTATCAAGTTAGTTTTATGGTCAACTCCAGATAAAGCATATACATTAGTATATGACTACATACAAAGAATTGAAGATACAGGAAATGTTGCTAGTAATAACATAGATGTTCCTTCAAGATATTTGCCTTGTCTTACTTATGCTTTAGCATACAACTTAGCTTGTAAATCACCTGAATCTCAACAAAGAGTGCCTATGATTAAACAAAGATATGATGAGTTATGGAAAGATGTTAGCGATGCAGATAGAGAAAAAGCATCTATAAAATTTGTTCCTGACTTAGGGACATATGGTTATTAGATGGCATACGCAAGAGCAAGCAAAGCATTAGGTCAATGTGATAGATGTGGTTTTTCATATAAGTTAAATAAACTTAGATATGAAATAGAAAATAGCAAGCGTAATGGCATGAGAGTATGCGAAGATTGTTTCGATACAGACCATCCTCAATTAAAATTAGGCACAATCAATGCTAGTGACCCACAAAGTTTATTTAATGCAAGACCTGATGCAGGTGAAACAGAATCAACTACATATTTTTCTTTTAACCCTGTAGGTGGTGGAATGGTACAATTTGGTTCTAGTACAATGGGTCTAAATATACAAGGTCAAATAGGAACAGTTAAAGTGAGTACATCATGAGTTTTACATTTACAACATTAAAATCTGCTATACAAGATTACACACAAAATACTGAAGCTACTTTTGTTGCTGATTTAAGTATTATTATTCAACAAGGTGAAGATAGAATAGTAAAGTCAGTAGAGTTACCAAACTTTAGAAAAAATGTTACAGGTACATTTACAAGTGGCAATGAATACTTAGAAACTCCTAGTGATTATTTATATCCTTTTTCTTTAGCAGTATTAGATGATAGTAATAATTATAGTTATTTATTACATACAGATGTAAGTTTTATAAGAGAAGCTTATCCATCTGCATCTACAACAGGTACACCTAAACATTATGCACAATTTGATGATACAACTTTTATAGTCGGTCCAAGTCCAAATGCAAATTTAAATGCAGAATTACATTATTACTATATACCACAATCAATTACAGCAACATCTGATGGCACAAGTTGGTTAGGAACAAATGCACCAGAATTATTGCTTTATGCTAGCTTAATAGAAGCGTATACTTTTATGAAAGGCGAATCAGATGTTATGGCTAATTATGAAAAAAGATTTCAAGAAGCATTACAAAGACTTACTTTATTATCTGATGGATATAATCGTAAGGATGCTTACAGAGATGGACAAAGGAAAATAAATGTTTAGTGTAGATATAAAACCAACAGTTGGTACTGTAAGCGTAGAAACAACTAACAATAAAGGTTTAAGTCCAGAATATTGGACAGAAAGAGTAGTAAATAAAATTGTAAGTATTAGTGACAATGCAGACCCTATGGTGAAAGCCCAGGCAGAAGCTTTTAAAGATACAATACAACAAGTAATTTTACTATATATAAAACAAGCTATAGCAAGTGATAGAGCTACTGTAGCAGGTTTATTAGAAAAACAAGGTCATAAACAAATGGCTGATATCATAAGGAGAATATAATGGCAATATCACAAGCAATGTGCACATCATTTAAAGGAGAAATTTTAAAAGGTGTTCATAACTTTACAGCAGCAAGCAACCAATTTAAGTTGGCACTTTATACAAGTAGTGCTTCTTTAGGTGCAACTACAACTGCATATACTTCAAGTAATGAAGCAAGCGGAACAGGTTATACAGCTAAAGGTGCATTTTTAACAAGTGTTACTCCTACTACATCTGGAACAACTGCATTAACAGACTTTAATGATTTAACTTTTAGTACAGCTACAATTACAGCTAGAGGTGCTTTAATTTATAATGAAGCTGCAACTAGTGACCCATCAGTATGCGTATTAGATTTTGGTGGAGATAAAACATCAACTAACGGCGACTTTACTATTCAATTTCCAGCAGCAGACGCTTCAAACGCAATTATTAGAATAGCCTAAAATGGCTAATGTAACAGGCTGGGGTAGAGGTACTTGGGGTCAATCAACCTTTGGAGAACCAATACCTGTAGTCGTTACAGGAGTTTCTGGTACAGCAACTCTTGGCAATGAAACTGTTGTAGCTACATCATTAGTAGTAGTAACAGGATTAAGTGCCACATCAGCTTTAGGCAACGAAACTATAGTTGCTGAAGCAAATGTAACAGCAGCAACAAATGTAGGTACATCAACTTTAGGAAATGAAACTGTTGTAGCAGAAGCAAATACTTCTGTAACAGGAAATGCAGGTACTTCAGCACTAGGTAATGCAATTACAGCAGGTGCAGCAGTAACAGGTGTTTCTGCAGTAGCAACAACATTAGAAGTTGGAGATGAAATTGTAAAAGCTTCGGCTATTATAGTTCCTACTGGAATAGCTATTACAAGCACACTAGGAAGTGTTACAACAACATCAGACAATGTGCTTTCAGTTACAGGTAATGTAGGAACTACTACATTAGGAAGTGTTACTTCAATAAGTAAAGCTTTAGTAGAAGTAGAAGGATTAAATGCAACAGGTAATACACAAATAGTAAATGTTTGGGGTCTTATAGACACATCTCAAACACCTAATTATCAAAATATAACAACAACACAAACACCTAATTATTCAACAATAACAGCATCACAAACTCCTGATTGGAGTGAAGTTGCATAAAAAATAAAGTATAATTTTTACGAGGAAATAAAATGGCAAGTTCATATGTAAATGACCTAAGACTTAATGAAATGGCTACTGGTGATGCTAGTGGTACTTGGGGCACAACAACGAATACAAATTTAGAACTGATTGGTAATGCTTTAGGTTATGGCACAGAAGCCATAACGACTAATGCAGATACTCACGCTTCTACAGTAGCAGATGGTTCTGCTGATGCAGCAAGAGCTATGTATATTAAATATACAGGCACATTAGATTCAACGTGTACTATTACTATTGGACCTAACACAATGAAAAGGGTTCATATAATTGAGAACGCTACTTCAGGTTCACAATCAATTATTATAAAACAAGGTTCAGGAGCAACAATAACTATCCCAACAGGAGATACTAAAGTTGTTATGTTAGATGGAGCAGGAAGTGGTGCAGCAGTTGTTGACGCTTTTGCTAGTCTTTCTGTTGTAGATTTAAAAGTACAAGATGATTTAACTGTAACAGATGATATGACTGTTGGTGGCACATTAGGTGTTACTGGAGTTTTGACAGCTACCTCACTAGACATCTCAGGCGATATAGACGTAGATGGAACTACTAACCTAGATGTAGTAGACATTGATGGTGCAGTTGATATGGCTTCTACTCTTAATGTTTCAGGAGCAATCACAGGTACACTTGGAACAGCAGCACAAACTAATATCACAAGTCTTGGTACTCTTACTACCCTTACAGTAGATAACATCTCACTTAATAGCAATACGATTGCAAATGCTTCATCAAGTCTGGTGCTTGACAGTGCTGGTGATATTATTCTTGATGCAGACGGACAAGATATTATATTTAAAGACGATGGAACACAATTCGGCTCTATTAGAAAGAATGGAAACAATATTGAATTCAAGGCTTCTATTCAAGATGGTGATATTACATTTCATGGTGATGATGGCGGTGCTGCTATTACTGCCCTTCAACTTGATATGTCAGCAGCAGGTGCAGCTACGTTTAATTCTAGTGTTACTTCTCTTCAAAACATTGTTACTCAAACTGGTGGAGATTTTGCCGCAACATTTACTACACCTTTTGATTTTGTTGCTAAATTTGAATCAACAGATTCTAACGCTTTTATTGTTTTAGAAGACAATAGCTCTACAAATAATGCGAATCGTATAGGTGCTGTTGGCGATAGCATACAAATTGAATCAGGTGGCGTAGAAAACGTAATATTTACTAGCACATCATCAGTCTTTAATGAAAATTCTGTAGATATGGACTTCCGTATTGAATCAAACGACAACGCTAATATGTTATTTGTTGATGGTGGTAATAATAGGGTTGGTATAGCTCATGCAGTACCAGATGCTAACCTTCATGCAATCTCAAGTGCTAATAATACTCAAATGCCATTTATTATTGGCAATGAAGACAACACAAGCAGCTCAACCAGTCAATCTGTTAAAATGGGTTTTGGACTAGCTAGAGATAGTGGAACTGTTAAAAATGATGCTGGTGCTATAACAGTTGGTAAAGATGCTGCTTGGACTGCTGACGATGGTAATATTGATGCACATATGTTTTTTAGCACTTTTACTTCTAATTCTTTAACAGAAAAATTGCGTATTGATAGTTTAGGCAATGTTGGTATTGGGACAAATAGTGGTGTAGGTATAACTGCAGGTGTAACATCTTTAAGCATAAGTGACGCAGGTTCAAAAGGAGACGGAGATAAAAACGGAGTTTTAGCATTTAAAACTGATGATGCAAGTTATACAAATACTTACTCAGATGGTGTTACATCAGAAATACATTCAATATCAACATCAAGTACAGGTGCAGCTTATGGTCTAGGTTTTGTTACTGGAACTATAACAAGCTCAAACAGAGCAGAACGTCTTAGAATAGACCATAATGGAAACGTAGGAATTGGCACGGATTCGCCCGTACATAAATTAGTACTTAATGGTACAGATTCTAGGATGTATATTACAGGAGCTAATACTGATATTGATATGGATGCATCTGCTAATGGTCAAATATCTATTGATGGTAATGGCTATGGTGCAGCTATTGCTTTGAATGCTCAAGGCTTGAATATTTACAACAACTCATCTTCACGAGATTTAATATTTGGAACAAATGAAACTGAAAGAGTCAGAATTGATGGCTCTGCAGGAGCTTTTACTACAAATCCCGCAGCAGGAGGACACGCAGTATTCAACGAAGGTAGCGTAGACGCTGACTTCCGCGTTGAGTCTGACAGCAAAGAACATATGCTGTTTGTTGAGGGTTCTACTAATCGAGTTGGTATTAATAATGGTGTACCAACTAAAACTTTAGATGTTTCTGGTGTTCCTTATATTAGTAATAGCGGTTTTGCATTCCATACACTAGATAAAGAAATTACTTCAGGCACAGCAGATTTTACTTTTGGTGAATTAAATGGAGAATGTGGTGATAATTTTGCATATTTAGTAATTGTTTCTTTATATAATCCTTCTTCTTCTACAACATTTGAACACGCAGGGTATGTTGGTTTTAGAATTACACCTAGAGGAGGTGGTGGTACATTAACACAAATTAGTAAAACACTGGCAAGTGGCGTAAGTACCTTTACTGTAGCTGCTTTAAATGATGGAATGAGAGTTACAGCAGATACTTCACCAACATTACGTGCTCGTGTAATTGTATTAGGTGGTGGTGGTGTATCTGTATCAAGTGAATAATTTAGGAGAAAAAAAATGGCAGTAACATGGTCAATAAAAAATTTAGAATATAACAACGACTCTGACAAAGGCGTAACAAAAGTACATTGGGTAGCTAGTGATACAGAAACAATAGGTTCAGGAAATACTGCTAAAGACTATATTGGCAAGGTAACAGGTGTAGTAGAATATGAACCAAATCCTAGTAATTCTGATTATAAACAATTTGATAGTTTGTCTGAATCTAATATTATAGTGTGGATAAAAACATCTCTTACAGATTCAGTGGTTACTGAAATAGAAACACAAGTAGCTAAAGAAATTATTAAATGTAAAACACCAACTAAAATAACAAACGTACCTTGGACGATATCAAGATAAAAAATTTTTAATTAAAAGGAGAAATAAAATGGCAGTAACATGGTCAATAACAAACACAGAGTACAACAACGACTCTGATAAAGGGATAGTACACGCTGCATGGCAATGTACAAATTCAGAAGTAGTAGGCTCTGGAGACTCAGCAGTAACTCATACAGGTACAGTATCAGGAATGGAGTCTTATACTCCAGACGCTAGTGCTGATGGCTATGTAGCTTATGCTAGTGTTACAGAAGCTAATGTAGTAGCTTGGATAAAAGCAACATTAGGTTCAGAAGAAGTTACTAATGTAGAAACTAAAGTAGCTGCACAAATTACTAAAAGCAAGACACCATCTACAAGCTGGGGAGTACCTTGGTAGTAAGAATAGATTTATAAACCAAACACACCGACAAGTGTGCATAAAACCATAGGAGAAGCATGGATAATAATAAAACTAAAAATGAACCTAAAGCTATAATAGGAGATAAAGAACTTTTAAAGTCAGATATGACTCCAGAACAAAAAGTTTTTGCAGCTCATGTCGAAAGTCTTAGAAATAAAATTTTAAAATTGCAATTTGAAATAGATGAACTAATGCCTAGTTTACGTTCATATGAACAATCATTTATTGAATCTACTAAAGAAAAAGCAGATGAAGTATTAGAAGATAAATCAGAAAATACCGAAGGAGGTAAATAATGGACATATTAATGAATATAGTAACTTGGGTTACTGCTATTGTAACTATAAGTAGCATAATAGCTGCATCTACACCAACACCTAAAGATGATGTTTGGATTGGAAAGCTATATAAACTTGTAGATATGTTAGCTATGAATATTGGTAAAGCTAAAGAAGTTGCACCAAAGAAGTAATGGCTACTGCTAAAGATGCTTTAAATGCTATAGAGTCTCATGAAAGAGAATGTAGAGCGTTATATAAAAGTATTGATAAAAGATTAGAAGATGGTTCAAAACGATTTGATAAGTTAGATAATATGATATGGGCGGTTTATCCATTTATTGTTGGCGTTGTATTTTTAGCTAAGTTTATATAATGAGTAGAGCAAAAAAATCAACAGTCAATAAAGCTGGTAATTACACTAAACCTACTATGCGTAAACGTATATTTAATAGAATTAAAGCTGGTAGTAAAGGCGGTAAGCCTGGTCAATGGTCAGCTCGTAAAGCACAAATGGTAGCTAAGGCTTATAAAAAAGCTGGTGGTGGATATAAATAATGTCATATTTAATTAGTAACATACCTCATTTTAAATGTTGGGTTAGAAAAGAATTTACTACTAATCATCAACATGGTCATGGAGAATACTTACACGCATTAGCAATAGCTGTAAATACTATTCCAGATAGGTCATT